CGCCAGTGGAGAAGTCACTGTTCCTCATAATAGTGACGGGACTAAGACTTTTTCAGTTTGGGCTTCTTTTGACCCGAATAACGGAGTTCACGGAAATATTACTATCTCGACTAAGTATACGTTATCCAGCTTGCCTCGTTCTAGTGCGGTTGCTGGTCTAGACGGAGATAGAAATCTAGGCTCTCGTCATACTATACGAATCGATAGAAAAGCAAGTGCATTCACTCACCAAGTTTGGTACCGAGTTTTTGGAAGTGACTGGATAGATTTAGGTAAGAACCATGGGACAAGTGTATCCTTTACCCCGTCTTTAGATCTTGCTCGACACTTACCTAAATCTAGTTCGGGGCTAATGGATATCTGTGTTCGAACATATAATGGCACTACTCAAATCGGTAGCGACGTGTATTCTAATGGATGGTACTTTAAAATCCCAGACAGTGTAAAGCCTACCTTCACAGGTCTTTCATTAACTGACATGAATACGGTCGCAAGACGGCTTTTGAGTGGAA